GAGAATTTTAAGCATGTCTCCAACGAGCAAATACAGATCCGCGAGGGGGATCGTACGCGGCGCATGTCCAGGATGGAAGCGCTCGTGCGCACGACATATACACGTGCTTTCAAGGGAGACCCCAAAGCGCTGGCATCGCTGATCTTGTTGTGGCGGCAGAGCGGCTTGACCGAGAGCGACGAAACGACAACGGAGCTCCTTCAGGGCTCGGAGTATGCGGCAATAATTGCTGACTTCTTGGCGCGCCAGCGCGTCGAGCATGCGCCGGGCGATGATGTGGTCAACGCCGCGGCCTCGCCCTCAGCAAAGCAGGAGGGTTGATCGCATGACCGCTCAACGCTCCCAATTGCCCGCACGGCTAGCTGCCGCAATCATAGGCACGGACCTTTACTCGTTCATACGAGCATCGTTTCCAATTGTATCGGGCGGCGGCGAGTTCTTGCCCAATTGGCACGTGGAAGCGATGGCGTATGCACTCGCTGAAGTGCTGAGAGGGCGAACGCGGCGGCTGATCATCACCGTTCCGCCCCGCAGTCTCAAATCCATCTGCGCCTCCGTTGCCTTTCCGGCATTCGCTCTCGGTCATGATCCGAGACTACGGATTATTGGCGTCAGCTATTCGGAGATGTTGGCGCGAAAGCACGCCAACGACTGCCGTGCCCTGATGCGTTCCGGTCTTTATCGTGCGGTCTTCCCGGCAACCCGGATCAGTCCCGCCAAGGACACCGAGACCGAGGTAATGACCACGGCAAGGGGGTCGCGCCTGGCGACCTCGGTCGGAGGAACACTAACTGGCCGCGGCGGCAACCTTGTGATCATAGATGATCCGCTCAAGCCTCAAGATGCGCATTCCGAGAGCGCGCGTGACTCCCTCAAGCAATGGTATGCGAACACACTCCTATCCAGGCTCGACAACAAGGTGGACGGTTCAATTATCGTCGTCATGCAGCGGCTGCACCCCGACGATCTAGTCGGTCATCTGCTCGAGCAGGGTGGCTGGACTCACCTCAACCTGCCGGCCATCGCGGAAGATGAAACCATCGTGCCGCTTGGCCCTGGCCGCCATTATCTGCGCAGGATCGGCGATCTCCTGCATCCGGAGCGCGAGTCCCAAAAAGCGCTCGACGAGTTGAAAGCATCGATGGGATCGATGGAGTTCTCAGCGCAGTATCAGCAATCGCCCGTTCCGGTTGGAGGTAACCTTATCAGGTGGTCGTGGTTCAAGTCTTACCGGGACGTCCCCGCCGCGCAGCAAGGCGACAAGCTTATCATCAGTTGGGACACGGCTCTGAGCAGCAGCCAACTCGCCGATTATTCCGCCTGCGTTGTTTTGCTCGTCCGAGGAGAGTCCATCTTCATCCTGGAGGTCATGCGGGCAAGGCTGGAGTATCCGGACCTGAAAAAGACCGTTCTCCAGCACTACAACCGCTGGCGGCTGTCGGCATGTTCGAGTTGCAACCTTGTGGTCGAAAAGAAGGGATCGGGATTGAGCCTGATACAGGATCTGCGGCGTGATAATATTCACGCCATCGGCATTAATCCTGATGGCGACAAGATCATGCGAATGGCGGCCCAGTCTGCTTCGATCGAAGCAGGCGCGGTTCATTTGCCAATCAATGCGCCGTGGCTCGACGAGTTCAGGAAAGAGATTCTAGCCTTTCCGACAAGCAAACATGACGATCAAATCGACGCCCTCTCGCAAGCACTCCAACGTGCCAACGCGCCGCTCCCGCCCATGCCCGTCTTTGGCAGACACGGGAGCGTCTAATTGCCGACGAGTGAGCAACAAAGACCCAAAGTGGGGAGCGTCTCAGATCCATGACAAGCTTTTTGATGCTAGGCTTCGAGGCCGCCCAGTCGACCGTCAAGTCCAGGCCATAGGCATGGTCATTGTCGCGCACACATCAACCAAGCGCAGGATGTCGGTCGCGCTGGTTGCGTAGGCCTGGTGCAAAGCCGGTCCATCGAGACGGAACACGCCTGCGCGCAATTGGGCGCGCGTTTGGTGCCGTGTCTGTCGGCGGTGGGAATTCCACGACTCTCTTATTATTCTATATTCGCGGCAGACGGCGCCGAATGGCGTCAAATCAGAAATGACGCTGGAATGGCGCGAGCTTGCGACGCGCCGCTCCTGATCACCCCAGCAATAAGGCAGCGCGCGGGCGAGCTTGGTGAGGGTAAGATCCGCCGGTGCGATGCCCTCGAGCAGTGCCGACACGATCCGGGGTGAGACGAAGGCGAGCGGAGCCAACAGCCGGACGTGGCGTTCGACCTTTCCTTCCCGACGGGCGATGACAGCGAAACTCGCCGCGCGGCCGTGCGCCAAATCGTCGATCCAGTTGCGAGCCTTGGCAATCGCCATCAGCAGGGCGTCGCGACGCGACGGTGTCATCGGCGTATTGTGAGCCGGCACATGGATGATGCCCTTCGCGCCAGCCTGCACCGTCCTAGTCCACGGGATGGTGACGTTGCGCGGCTGCTCGGAGACGGGACAGCTTGCGTTCTCATCCGCATCGGTCTGTGTCGGTGCATCGCCGATCTGGCGCAGCTGCAGCTGGATGTGCTTGCGGCTGAGCGTGACCCGCTGAATATGGCGTTCGACCAGTTCTCGATCACCATCGACGGCGTCGATGCCATTCGCCTGCAGGTGCCTGCGCAACGCCGCGCTGATAAACACCTCGATCTCGGCGGCCGGCACGCGACCGATTGCTCCAGTTGCGAGAGGCTTCCTTTGCAGCACGGCCTGGGAGACGTAATAGCGGTAACGGGCGCCGTCCTTGTTGGTGTGCGTTGGACTCATGCGATTGCCGCGATCATCGAACAGGCGCCCGATCAGCAGCGCGGGCGAGCCGCGCAGGCGATGACGCCGCGCCACCGCCTGGGCCACAAGCTTGGCCTGCACCGCTTCAAACAGCGTGGGATCGAGAATGGGCTCGTGCTCACCGCGGTGAACCTCGCCACGGTAGACCACCTCGCCGATATAGAAACGGTTCTTGAGCAAATGGGCGAGCGCTCCTACCCCAAACCGTCGCCCGCCAACGGTCCGGCCGGTCGAGAGCCGCCGCGGCTTGCTGCGAATTCCCCGCCGATCGAGGTCCTCGGCCAGCAGGCGCACGGAACCAAGCTGCAGATAGCGCGCAAAGATCGTGCGAACCGCCTCCGCTTCGGCTGGCACCACAAGGATCTTCTTGTCTACCGCCGTATAGCCGAGCGGGACTGGGCCGCCAACCCAAAGGCCCTTGCGCTTGGAGGCCGCGATCTTGTCGCGCACCCGCTCCCCAATCAGCTCACGTTCGAACTGGGCAAAGGACAGCAGCACATTGAGGGTCAGCCGCCCCATGCTGGAGCTGGTGTTGAAGGATTGCGTGACCGACACAAACGAGACGTCGTGGGCATCGAATAGCTCGATGAGCTTGGCGAAATCCGCGAGCGAGCGGGTCAGCCGGTCGACCTTGTAAACCAGCACAATGTCGATCTTGCCAGAGTGGACATCGGCCAAGAGCTGCTGCAGCGCGGGGCGCTCGAGCGAGGCGCCGGAGAATGCGCCGTCGTCGTAGCGGCCGGGGATCAGCCGCCAGCCTTCGTGCGCTTGACTCTTTATATATGCCTCACAGGCCTCGCGTTGGGCATCGAGCGAGTTGAAGGCAAGGTCGAGGTTATGCTCGGTCGACTTGCGGGTATAGATGGCGCAGCGCGCGAGCTTGCTGACGCGTCCATTCATGGAATCGAGATTCTTTTCCTGCTGCGCGCTGGTGTAGTGCCGTTAGGTCGCACAAGAGCGAAGAAGCGAGGACCACTCCAGGCTGTGCCGGTAATCGCGCGGGCGATGGCCGAGAGGCTCGGATAGGTCGTCCCCTGCCAGTCGAACCCATCAGACGCGACGGTGATGGTGTGGCGCTGGCCTTGATAGTCACGAACGAGCACCGTGCCGGGCTTGAGGCGGCCCCGGGGCGAGCCGCCACGGCGCGCCAAACCTTCCAAGAATCTCAAGCTTTCCCGATCAAGGCCGCCGAAGGCCTGCTCCTGCATGCGCCAAGCGATCATTCGCCCCAGCAGGTCCTTACTCAGACCCGCAGGTGGCGTTCGTCCGAACACCACCCGCCAGCGCCGCCGCAGGGCATCAAGCGCAAGTGAGCGCAGGCGCGCGATCTCGGCATCGATGGCAGCCCCCTCTGTCCGCTGCTGCCGCATCGTTACGCACTCGGCTGATCTGCCGCGTCGGAGGATGTCTTAACGGCAACGATCCGGTACACGCGCTCGCCGTCCGTCTTATCGGACTCAAGCCTCAGCGCGAGCTTCTTGCGCACCACAGCAGCAAAAAACCCCCGCACCGTGTGTGGCTGCCAGCCAGTGCAGGTCGCAATCGTTGCGATGGTGGCGCCGCTCGGCCGGCGCAACAGCTGCAGCACCCGCGCCTGCTTCGAATTCGCCCGCCTGCTGGGCTCGCCACTGCGGGCGGTCTTCGGCCTAACTTTGGATGAAGCCTGCGCCTTTGCAACTCGCCCACGTTTACGCTTGGACATGCCAAAACTCCTCTCACTCGCGCCGGCGCAGAATAGCGCCGCACTACCTAAGCCCCGCGGAGGCCCACGGGGCGCTGGCGGGGGAGAGGAGCAAGCCAATCAGGCTCGCCGTCCGTGGCCACACTCACGCTCTCTTCGTGCTCAAAGTCCAGCGCAAAGTCAGCATGGCGTGCTGGATTGGCCGCCGCCGCCTCATCTCTGGATCGGGCAGAAATCGCGGCAATTCTTGCCATCTCAGCGATGCGGGTCGGTAACCAACGCCTGCGCAAGCATCCCTGCTGAGATCCTGGCACACTAGGGGGGTGATCTCAGGAACAATCAAATCACTGGCGATGCATCCACTTGATGCAAAGGAAGAGTAAAGTGAAAGGCCGCGCCCTCAGTCAAATTGGGCTCAGCGCGAGGGTGGAGCGATAAGAGCATAACGCCTGTAGCCAGAAATCGGCTAGACCTCGCGTTTTAACTTGTTGGTAACCACACGCCGAGCCTGACGGTTGACGGTGAAGGCTCAGGCGGCGCGGGTGACGTCTTCCCAGCTTCGGCAGCGCGTTGCTTTAGTTGAGATGTGTCTACATCCACTCCCGTGCATTACGAAGGTTTAACCCCGGCCTGCCGAACCACAATGCCTCTCCACTCGACAAACCCTACGAAAAGAAAGCTTCAGAAATCACGAGCACGCCCATGCTGTGGGACTACCTGAAAACCCTAATTATGTTGCGCTTGACGTCGGAGCCTTGCATGTGCCAGGGCTGCAACCGTGGCCGGCGCGCCCTGCTGACACGACGATGATGGACTTGTCTTCCCGGGGCGCCGAGGGGCAGATCTCACTTGCGAGTGGGGCCTAACGAATCAAGCTCACATCGGCGGCGTGATGCCGTCGCGGCCGACCGAGATGGCGGTCGAGCGTGCCAGGGTACCCGTCGATCCAGGCCCGTGGTGGGCCGTAAACGAAGGCCAGAAGGTTCGCGGATGATGATGCGCAAAACTTCCCTGCTTCTC